ACGGCGTCACCGGCTTCGTGGACCGGGCGGGGCGGCGCTGGAACCTCGCCAGCTACACCGAGATGGCGACCCGGACCGCCATCCACAACGCCGAGCGGCAGGGCGTCATGGACGGGGTACGGGCAGCGGGTCGTGACCTCGTGACGGTATCCGGCTCGCCGGGCTGCTGCCCGATGTGCGCCCCGTGGGAGGGCGAAGTGCTGTCGCTCGACGGGTTGACGCCGGGCTACCTGACGCTGGCGGACGCCGAGCGCGACGGGCTGTTCCACCCGTCCTGCCGCCACGCCCTCGCGCCTTACGTGGAGGGCTTGACCCGGACGGACGGCATCCAGCAGGGCGACCCGGACCGCTACGCGGCGGAGCAGCAGCAACGGCACTTGGAGCGCGGCATCCGCTACTGGAAGACGCGGGAGGCCGTGGCCATGGACGAGGTGAGCGAGGCCAAGGCGCGGCGCAAGGTCCGGGAGTGGCAGGGGCGGCTACGCGGCCACGTGGCCGAGCACGACCTACCGCGCCTGCGCTACCGCGAGCAGATAGGCAAGGCAATCTGACGGACAGGAGACGGAAGACGTGGACAAGGAACAGCAGCAACAACAGGGCGGGCAGCAGCAAAACGAGCGCCGGGAAGAGGACCGGCAGCAGGGCACGGGCCGGGTGGAGTTCACGCCGGAGCAGCAGGCCGCCATCGATGAGCTGGTGGCGGAGCGCGTGCGCCGCGCGGAGCGGGCTGCGGCGCAGAGAGCCAAGGAAGAGGCGAATGAGGCCGCCAAGCGGGCGCAGATGGACGAGACGGAACGGTTGAAGGCAGAGAAGGAAGACGCCGTGAAGCAGGCCGCAGAGGCGCTGGCGCGGGCCGACCGTACGCTCGTTGCGGCCGAGGCGCGGGTGGCGGCGGCTGCGGCCGGGGCCAAGCCGGAGCGGCTGGACCGCGTGCTGCGCCTGCTGGACCTCGACGCCGTGACCGTGGAGGACGGCACCCCGGACGCGAAGGCCGTCGCATCGGCGGTGGCGGCGCTCAAGGACGATATCCCGGAGCTGTTCGGCGGCGCTCCGTCGAAGCGGTCCGGCGCGGACATGGAAGGCGGCGACGGCGACAAGCGCGTCTGGACCCGGGCGCAGATAGCGGAGCTGGCCAAGAAGCCGGGCGAGTACGCCAAGCACGAGGAAGAGATTGACGCGGCGCTGCGCGAGGGTCGTATCCGCGAATGATGCCCGCGTTCTTCCGGCCGTTCCTCGCCTACCATTAGGGCACGTCCGACGGGACGCTAAACACGGAGCCTCACCTGTGAGGCGCGGAAGCTGCCCCTACCAAGGGCCGCCGACGGGCGCTAAGCGGAGGACCCATCCACTCCGTACAGGGAGGCTCTACCGTGAGCGTTGCCGACTTCGTTCCTGAAATCTGGTCCGCCAAGTTGCTGCTCAACTTCGAGCGCAAGCTGGTCTACGCGGACCTCGCCAGCCGAGACTACGAGGGCGAAGTCTCGCAGGCAGGCGATACCGTCCACATCAACACCCTGGGCGACGTGTCCGTGGGCGCGTACTCCCCGGGGAGCACGACCGTCACCCCGGAGACGCTGGCAACGACCAAGCAGGCGCTCGTCATCGACCAGGCGCACTACTTCGCGTTCGAGGTCGACGACGTGGACAAGCGGCAGATGGCCGGCGACCTCGTGGGGGAGGCCACCCGCAACGCCGGGTACGGCTTCGCCAAGACGGTCGATGAGCATATCGTGGACCTCTACGACGCCGTGGACGCGGGCAACGACCTCGGCTCGGTCAACGTCGGGACCGGCGACGACGCCTACGACCTCCTGCTGGAGCTGCGTACCGCCTGCGCCGAGAAGGACATCCCCGACACAGACCGCTGGTGCGTCGTGCCGCCGTGGTTCGCGGGGCAGCTCCTGAACAACGACAAGTTCGTGAAGAACCCGGCTCTTGGCCAGACGGCGGCCGACGCGCTGCTCAACGGCCACATCGGGCGGGGCGCGGGCTTCGACGTGTACGAGTCCAACTCCAACCCGGTCCTCACGAGCGGCGGAGACGACTACCTCGTGTGGTGCGGCACGCCGTCCGCTCTCGGCCTCGTGACACAGGTCAACGAGGTGGAGGCGATGCGTAGCCAGGACCACTTCGCGGACGTGGTGCGCGGTCTGCTCCTGTACGGGGCCAAGCTCCTGCGCCCCAAAGGCGTCGTGGTCGCGGCCGCCAACCGGACCAGCTCGTAAGGCTTCCGTGTCGCGTGATTCCACGCATCCTGCACCAGTTCTGGGTGGGGTCGCCTCTGCCCGCCGCGTACCGCGAGTTCGCGGAGGGCTGGCGGCGGCTCCACCCAGGCTGGGCATACCGGCTCTGGACTGACGCGCACCTTCCGGTGCTTCGCAACCGGGAGCTGTACGACGCGGCGGGGCGTCTCTGCCCGGGCTTCGCGGGCCAGCTCCGCGCGGACGTGCTGCGCTACGAGCTGCTGTACCTCTTCGGCGGCGTCTGGGTGGACACCGACTTCGAGCCACGCATGCCGCTCGACAAGCTGCTGGAGGGCGTCTCCTGCTTCGCCGCGTGGGAGCGGCAGGACAACGTGGTGAACAACGCCATCATGGGTGCGGTGCCGGGCCATCCGTTCCTCGCCCGTCTCGTGGAGGCGCTGCCCGCGTCCGTGCTGGCCGGCAAGGGCAAGCGGCGTCCGTCCAAGGTGAGCGGGCCGCACTTCCTCACCGCGCAGTACCGCGCACACCCCGAAGGCGTGACCGTGTTCGGCCAGGAGCTGTTCTACCCGTACCGCTGTGACCAGCTCCACCGTGCGAGCGAGGACTTCCCCAAGGCGTATGCCGTCCACCATTGGGCCAATCAGCGACGGCTCCGGAGGCGACCGCTGTGAACGTAGTCGAGTATTGGGATGGCCGCTATACGGCCGGTAAGCGCGGCTCCGGGGAAGGCTCGCGCGGCGCGGCGGCGCGGCGCAAGGCGGCGTTCGTCAACCGCCTGACGGACCGCTACCGCGTCAACCGCATCATCGACTGGGGCTGCGGCGACGGTGAGATTGCGGCGCGGCTGAAGGTGCGGCGCTACGTGGGGCTGGACGTATCGGCGGCGGCGCTGGCGCTCTGCCGTCAGAGCGTCCTGCTGCCCCGGTGCTCGTGGATTCTCATCAACGGCACGCGCTACCCGGAGGGACTACCTCCGGCCGGGCTGGCGCTCTCGCTCGACGTCATCTTCCACCTCACCGACCAGCGTCTCTACCGGGCGCACCTGAGGCACCTGTTCCGCTCCGCTCCGCTGGTCTGTATCCACTCGTCCAACTTCGACGAGGCCGGGGGGGCGCACGTACTCCACCGCGAGTTCCTGCCGGACGTTCCCCGGGGCTGGCGCTGCGTGCACGAGGGGCCGGACCGGGCCATCGGCTTCTGGGTGTTCGAACGGGAGGCGGCACGATGAGGCTGTCCGTGGCGATGATGGCGCACCCGGCGCGGGCGGCGAGCGTCGAGCGGATTCTTGCCGCGCTCGACCGCGAGTGCCCCGTTGTGTGGGACGAGAGGAACGACCGCCACGACACCGGGCGGCGAGCGATGCTCAGCTACGACCCGGAAGCGGACTACCACGCTGTCATCCAAGACGACGTGCTGGTCTGCCGCGACCTCTGCGCGGGGCTGGAGCGGGCGCTGGACTATCTCCCCGCCGACGTGCCGCTGTGCGGCTACGCGGGCCGCGTGCTGCCGTACAGGAGGCTCATCGACAAGGCGCTGCGCAAGCACCGCCGGGCGCACATCTCGTGGCTGACTATGCATACCCTCAACTGGGGGCCGCTCGTCGTCGTGCCGACGGACGCCATCCCCGACATGATTGCCCACTACGACGCGCTGACGGGCGTACCCAACTACGACCGGCGGCTCAGCCGGTACTGGAGCCTCGTCCGCCGCTCCCGCATCTGGTACACGTGGCCGTCGCTCGTGGACCACGCCGACGGACCGTCGCTCGTGGAGGGCCGGGGCGGGACCGACCGCACCCGTACCGCTGGCCGGCCACGAGTCGCGCACACCTTCCTGGGGGAGGACGCCTCGGCGCTGGACGTGGACTGGAGCGGCGAGGCCGTGAACCTGAGCGCACCCGGGACGCCACGGCTGCGCGTTGACCATCCGCCTATCTTCCGGCGCGACCGCGTGCCGGTCGGGGCGAGGGACGGAGAGAGGTGAGCCGCGTGCCCTACTACCACCTGCCGCATACGGACGGAAGAACCATCTGGCTGCGCCGTTCGCGGCGCTTGGAGCCGGTGCGCGACCGGCAGCGCGAGACGCCCGCGCCGCCACCCGTCGAGACGCCGGTTGAGACGCCTCTGGACCTCCCGGACGCGTTCGACGCGCCGGATACCCCGGAGGCCGAGGACGCATGAGCCCGACACCCTACGCCACCGCCGAGCAGTACGAGACGTGGAGTGGGCTGACCGCTCCGCCGGACGCCGAGCGGCTACTGCGCCGAGCCTCCGAGCTGCTGGACGTGACCGTGACGGCTCCCTTCCTCGTGGATGAGGACGGCGGGCCGCTGGACGCCGGGGACGCCGAGGCGCTGCGTGACGCAGCTTGCGCTCAGGTCCGCTTCTGGACCGAGACGGGCGAGGAACACGATATCGACGGGCTGGCCGGCACCACCGTGAGCATCGGCGGCGTCTCCGGCAAGCGGCCTCCGGTGCTTGCTCCGCAGGCGCTGCGCATCCTCCGGAAAGCGATGCTGCTGTGATGCCTACGGCGCTACTCCGCCAGACGCTCGCCGTGGAGCCGTACAGCGGCGAGAGCGCGACCGGACCGGTCTACGAGGCTCCCGCTACCTATCCGGCTCGCGTCGAGCGCACGCGACGGCTGGTGCGCGTCACCGAGGACGCCGTGATTGCCTCTGAGGCCACGGTCTACCTGCGCCCGGACGCGGCCGTGAAGGTCGGGGACCGCGTGACGTGCGCCGGACGGACGTACAGCGTGGTCGCCGTGGACGTGCTGGACGGACTGCTGCGCCCGGAGGCGCTGCGCGTCTCGTTGGGACGGAGCGGGCGGTGAGCAAGCTGGCGAGCATCCGCATGGTACGCGACCACCGCGAGCAGGTACTCCGCCAGGTACGCGAAGCCTGCGCCGAGGCGCTGAATGACGGCGCGGCGGAGCTGCTGCGCGTGGCGAACACGACCGTGCCCTACCGGGAGGGCATCCTCTCGGGCTCGGGCAACGTCGAGAAGGCCACGCCGTCCGACCTGGTGGCCAAGGTCGGATACGGCGGCGCGGCCTCCGCCTACGCGGCGCGGCAGCACGAGGAGACGGGCTGGCGGCACGCTCCCGGGCGGCGGGCCAAGTGGCTGGAGCTGGCGGCGAAGGAAGACGGGCCGCGCATCATGCGCTGGGTGGGCAGTCAGGTGAAGGCGAGGCTGCCGTGATTGCCCGGGCACTGGCGAAGTATCTCGACGCGGCCGGGCTGGTTACCTACGACGCCACGGGCACGACGGGCAACGTGTTCCTAGAGCGCCTGCCGGATGCGCCGGACGAGGCGCTGATGGTCCTCTCGACGGGCGGCAACCCGCTAGGACCGGCGGCGACCTACGGCTGGGACGAGCCGACCGTGCAGCTCATGGTGCGCGGCGCTCCGGACGACCCGGAGACGCCTGCGGCTGCCGCTCAGGCGCTCTACGACGCGCTGCAGGGACTGCGCTACGTGACGCTCGACCCGGGCGGCGAGGACGAGGTGCGGCTGTGCGTCTGCTCCTCGCTCCAGACCGGACCGTTCAACCTCGGGCGCGACGAGCGGGACCGCTACCGCTTCACCCTCAACTTCGCCCTGCACGTCAGGCGAGAGACGGAACACCGCGACTGAAAGGACGCTGACCGATGACTGTGACAAGCGACGACAAGGTGCTCAGCCGGGACTTCGATATCTCGGTGAACACGAGCACGAGCGGGAGCCCGCAATGGACCCCGATTGCCGGGCTGGACGAGGACGGTATCGCCTGGTCCGAGTCCGGCCGCGAGGTGGACTTCATGGACGCCGACGATGGCGGATTCGCCAAGCCGGTCCCCATCGGTCGCGGCTACACCGTGACCTTGAAGGGTGCTCGCATCGAGGACGCCGATACCGGCGAGCGCGACCCCGGTCAGGCGGCTGTCGAGGCGGTGATGGACGAGATGGGGCCGAACGCGCTGCTGGAGTACAAAATCGAGTCTCCGGCCGCTTCCGGGGCTGAGGCCATCACCTTCCAGGCGTCCGCCACCGTGACCCCGTTCGGCGGCTCGGACAAGGCCACGTGGGGCGCGGAGCTGAAGGTGTACGGCCAGCCGACGAGGGCGTGACCGTGGCCGCTCCGGAGCGTTATATCGACTTCGACGCGGCGCTGGCCGAAGCCGAGGAGCAGCCCGTCGTGGTCCGCTACCTGGGCCAGGACTGGACGCTGTACGCCTCGCTGCCGGCCAAGCCGGTCCTGCGCCTGCTGCGGATGGAGGCGGAGGGCGAAGGCGAGCGCGAGCCGTCGCTCTCCGAGACGGTGGCCTGCCTTTCCGAGATGGTGCCGGCCGACGTGCTGGAGGCGTGGCTGGACGGCGGTATGAGCGTGGACGCGATGACGCAGCTCCTGCAAGCCGTCATCGCGGCCTACAAGGGCGGAGACGACGACCCGGGGGAAGCGGCTCGCCCCGGGAAGACGGGGCAGCCATCCTCCGCCACTGGCGGGCACTCGAAGCGGACTTCCGGCGCGAGTACCAAATCGACCTCCCGGCGGCGCTGAGGGACGGCATGAGCTGGCGGCGCTTCTCGACGTTCCTCTACGGGCTGTCCCCGGACTCCGTGTTCCGCATCCTCTCCGGAGGCGGCGGCAAGCCGCGCCCGCTCACCGCCAAGGACGCGCCTGCGTTCTTCGCTCGCTTCCCCAAGCGGGGTGAGAAGTAGTGGCGCTGACGGTCGCTGAGCTGGTCGCCACGCTGGGGCTGGACGACGGTCCGCTCAACCGCGAAATGGGGCAGGTCGGCGGGCGCTTCAAGGGTGCGGGCGGCAAGCTGATGGGCGTGGCTGCCGGGCTGGCGAAGACGGGCGGCGTGGCTATTGCGGCGGCTGTCGGCACGTCGCTCGCGATGGGCTTCAAGCGGCTCACGGCCATCGAGGATGCGGAGGCGTCGCTGAAAGGTCTGGGGCACAGCGCGGGCGAGGTCAAGGGCATCATGGACAACGCGTTGGCCTCGGTGAAGGGGACCGCCTACGGGCTGGACGAGGCGGCTACCATCGCGGGCAGCGCCGTAGCGGCCGGCATCAAGCCGGGCAAGGAGCTGGAGAGCACGCTCAAGCTGGTCGCTGACGCGGCCACCATCGGCAAGGCTCCGCTCAACGAAATGGGCGCAGTCTTCAACAAGGTCGCGGCGGGCGGCAGGCTGACGGCGCGTGAAGTCAACCAGCTCGGGATGCGCGGCATCCCCGTCCTCCAGTTCCTCGGGAAGACGCTCGGCAAGACGACCGCCGAGGTCCGCGAGATGGTGAGCCGAGGCGAGGTGGACTTCGCCACGTTCTCCAAGGCGATGGAGGACGGGCTGGGCGGCGCGGCGCTCGAATCGGGCAACACGACGATGGGTGCGCTCCGTAACGTGAAAGCCGCGATGAGCCGCTTCGGCGCGTCGCTGCTGCAAGGCGTCTTCCCCATCTTCAAGGACGTGTTCGGCGGCGCTATCAAGCTCATCGACGGGCTCACCGAGAAGGTCGGGCCGCTCGCGGAACGTCTCGGGGACGCGCTCGGCGGCGCTCTCAAGAGCGACGAGATGCGTGAGTTCTTCGGCAGCGTGATGGACGCGGCGAGAGAGTCCTTCGATGTGATTCGCGGCGCGTTTGAGACGCTGGCGCAGGCGCTCGTCGACGCCGGGCTGATGGACGTGCTGGAGGAGTTCTGGGGACACATCCAGACGCTGGGCGGTGAGGTGAAGAAGACGCTCGACCATCTGTCCGCGTGGTGGGCCGAGCACGGCGACGAGGTGAAGGCGGTCCTGGGTCCGCTCGGGGATGCCGTGAAGGCTGCGTTCCAAGCCATCTTCGGCGTGATTCAGGGCGTTATGAACATCATCGCGGGCATCATCCGGACGGTCCTCGCGGTGATACGCGGCGACTGGTCCGGAGCGTGGAACGGCATCAAGCAGATAGCCAAGGGCGCGGCACAGGCCGTCGTGGCCATCGTGAAGGGTCTGGGCAAGTTGGCCGTGGCGGCGCTCCGCCTCGCCTGGAACCTCGCCGTGGCGGCCACCCGGGCGGCGTGGAACGCGCTCAAGGGCGCAGTATCGGCAGGCGTCTCCCGCGTGGTCGGCTTCGTGCGGAGCCTGCCCGGCAAGATTCTGTCAGCCATCGGCAACCTCGGCAGCCTGCTCGTGGACGCGGGCCGCTCGCTCATCCAAGGACTCATCAACGGCATCACGGGCAAGCTCGGCGAGCTGTGGGGCAAGGTGTCCGGCATCGCCGGGCGGATACGCGACCTCAAGGGACCGCTCGACTACGACCGCGTTCTGCTCCGCCCGGCAGGCCAGGCCATCATGGACGGCCTGATTCGCGGCATCGGGGACCGGGGACCGGCGCTCGCGGCCACGATGGGCGGCGTCACGGCGTCGCTGGTGGTCGCGCCGCTGGGCGGAAGGGTTCCCCCCCTAGCCGCAGGCGGCTACGGGGCCGCAGGCGCGGCCCCGGTCATCCACGAGCACCACCACGTCCACCTTCCCGGCGGGACGGCGCTGGTCGGCATGGCTAGCGAGGTCGGCAGCGCACTCGCGCCGCACGTGAGGCGCTCGGCGGACGCAGCGGCGCGGCACCGGGCGAGGAGGCGGTAAGACGTGGCGCGGACGGTCTGCAAGTACGGCGGCTTGGACCTGAACGACGGGACCGGCTACCACCTCCTGACCGGCTTCGACCCGGGCGCTGAGGACCTTTCCTATGATGAGGTGGCGGGAGCGGACGGCACCGTGGTGCAGGTGAACGTCTCGGAAGCGCACCTCATCGACATGCACGTGCCGCTGCTCATCCAGGGCACGAGCCTGGCGGACCTAGAGGCCAAGGTGGCGGCGCTCAACGCCAAGATAGCGGCCGGTGAGCAAACGCTGGAATACGGGGAGTCGGGCGCGACCACCTCGTACTCGTGCGTGCGCTCCCGGCGCGTCTCCTACTCCAACGAGCACCTGAGGGCGTTCGCCGCGTTCATCGACTTCCAGCCCAAGAGGCTGCCGCTCCCGTGACCAGTTCTCACCCCAACCCGTTCCACGACGGGACGCTCTCGGTGAAGGTGGAGACGCGTCCTCCGTCTGCGGTCCGCGTGCGCCTGTTCCCGAGCTTCGACGGGAGGCTCCGGAGCGCGAGCGACAGCTACCCGACGGCGCGGAACGGCGGCGCGGCGGTCGACGAGATAAACACGACGGACCCGTACCTTTACGTCGGCCAGAACCGCGCGGCGAGCAGCCCTCGCTACCGCCTGCACCAAGGGTTCGTGGAGTTCGACTTCGACACCGTGGGCGCGGTTGTCCCCGCGGACGCCACCGTGGAGGCGGTCACGCTCAAGGCGACGCCGATGGGCCTGTCTACGGGCGGGGCGGACTTCACCATCGAGGCGTCCGTCTTCGACTTCGGCACGTCGCTGGAGGCGGCCGACTGGCGTAGCGGCGCTCAACTGGCTGCGCTCACCCGGGTGGCTACCAAGGCGACGGCGGGGCTGGCCGTGGGCGTGGGTTTCGAGTTCGACGTCTACGCCGGACCCGGACACGTGGCGCTGGTGGACGCGGTACAGGCCGCGCTGGCCGGCCGCAAGCTCCGCCTCGTGCTGGCCTCGGGCCGGATGCGTGCCGCGACAACGCCGAGCGGAGCGGAGTATGTGCAGCTCCACTCAACCGAGGGCAGCTCCATCTGGAACGCCATGCAGCTGGAGGTCACCTACACGCCCGCCTACGAGCACGCGGAGGTTGAGCTGGCGGACGCTCCGTGCGAGGGCCTGTCGCTGTCCAACTCCGGGCCGGGCGGCTTCGGCGGGGCATCGTGGCGGCTGTCCACCGACGATGACGCCGGTCCGTACCACCCGCTGCTCGCCAAGGGCAACCTCGTGACCATCACCCACGGCGACCCGCCGGTAGTCCTGCACGAGGGCGAAATCACGGGCGACGTGAGCCACCCCATCGCGGACGGCGGGAAGCTCTACTACGACGTGAGCAGCGCCGGGCTGTGGTGGCGTGCCGGCCAGCGGAGGGACTTCGCGGCGGTCCTCTTTGACGACGACGTGAGCCAGTGGTTCGTCTCCCCGCTCGCGGCCAAAGGCTACACGGTGGACCTGGACGGGCGTATCTTCCTCGCCATCGAGGCCAAGCAGGCGACCGAATCCGGGAAGTCGGCAGGCGTCTTCTACTGGCTGCTGGACGGCATGGGCGGGCAGTTCGCCGCGATACGCGAGTTCCTGGGCGTCGTGCGCTGGTCCACTCCCGCCTCCGGCGGCGAGACGAACATCACGCTCGACTACTCGGTGATAACCCCGTTCGGCACGGGCGTCGCCTCGCCGTGGGTGAACCTCCGGACCTGGGCGGTCGGTGCGACCACTACGGGGTACGCGCTGCGGCAGGACCTTACCGGGCTGAACGCAAAGGCGCTGCGCCTGCGCATCACCGTCCCCGGCGGCACAGATGGCTTCACAGTGCCGCGCGAGTTCGAAGTGTGGGACCCGTGCGTGGTCTGCGCTCCGCTCCGCGAGGCGGCTATCACGGCCATCAGTAAGGCGAACCCAACGACCATCACGACGGCCGTCCCGCACGGACTCGTGACCGGCGACCGGGTGTTCATCCACGGCGCAAACGGTGCGCCGAAGGTCGACGGTTGGCGGACCGTGACGGTCCTCTCTCCTACGACCTTCACCGTCGCCGTGAAGGTCACGACGGCGGGTACTGCCGGGACAGTCTGCCGGGCGTGGCGCATCGACGAGGCGATGGCGGAGGTCGCGGCGGGCGTGGAGCTGGGGCTGACCACGGGGCTGGCCGTGGACGTGGACGCCGCGCCTATCGGCAACGTCCATTGGAACCTGACCGCTCGTCCGCACGAGTCGCGTGCCGATACCCTCAACCGCTGGGCGATGCTCTCCCCGGAGCCGTTCGACTACGGTTTCTGGGACAACCGGACGTTCGTCATCAAGACGATACCCGACCCGCCACCGGCGGACCGGCACTTCGCAGTAGACGCCACGGCGGCGGGTGTGGACGTGAACGTGCTCCGCGAGGCCGAGGGCGTCCCCGGGACCATCAAGCTTATCTATGCCTACCGGGCGCACAAGAACGCGGAGGACCCCGACTCGTACAAGAAGTCCAACTACCCGGACGGCATCGAGGCGGCGGTCTACCGACCGGAAGACATGCTCGACCGCGCGGCGGCGGACGCGGCGGTGGACGTGTGGACGGAGTTCTCGGACGTGGCCATGACGCACGACGAGGCCGTGGACCTGGCTGACCAGATTCTTGCGTGGGTGGGTTCCCAGCCCGCCTCCGGAACCGTGAAGCTGACCGTCCCCTACATCGAGCGGGCGGACGGGCAGGGGCAGATGCTCGCGGCCTACATGCGCGGCGGGGACCGGCTCACCATCACCAACTGGCCGGGCTACGAGAAGCTGCCCATCACGGGCGTGGACGTGGACACCTCCAACGGGGCCGTGACCCTGAGCATCGGGGAGACGCGCGAGGAGTTCGTGGCGCGGCTGGAGGCGGCGCGGGACGTGGCCGCTCCGGGGAAGCGGCTCAAACGCGGCTGGTGGAAGAAGCGCAAGTGATGCCGGACAGCCGCCAGATACCCGGCTTCACGCCCGAACAGACGTGGGCGCTCAAGGCGCTCATCCGCGAGGGCGTCCGCGAGGCGAACGACCACGACGAACGCGTGGCGGCGCTGCAGGAATGCGTCTTCGGTAACGGCAAGGAGGGCCTGAAGACGACCATCGTGCGGATGCAGAAGGACGTGGGCAGCCTCGTCTGGTGGTACCGCCTGCTGGTCGGCGCGGTCGTCGGCTCGTGGCTGACCATCCTCGTCACCTACCTCACCTCGTGAAGGGAGAACGACCGTGGAGATTGTGAGTCCGGACTGGCAGTGGGCGCGTCCCCTGTCGCGGCGCGTCGGCGCTCCCTGCGGCTACTTCGTCCACCACTCCGCCGGGGCGCTCACCGCCTCCGCTATCCACGCCGGACACCGCGCCAAAGGCTACTCCGGCATCGGCTATATGTACGTCGTGGAGCCGACCCGCGTCGTGCGCGGGCGTCCGGAGTGGGCGTTCGGGGCGCACACCCTGGGCTGGAACCACGGTATCGGCATCTGCTTCGCCGGAAACTTCGACGTGACCCGGACGATGCCGGCCAAGCAGCTCGCGCTCGGCCGGGAGCTGGTCGCCTACCTGCGGCAGCGGCGTCCGGACCTCCCGTGGACACTGCACAAGAACGCGCCCGGGAACGCGACCGCGTGTCCGGGACGCTACTTCCCTTGGGACGAGATACGGAAGGGAGTCACGGTGGCGGAGACAGTACCAGCCGCGGACCGGCCGCGCATCAAGAACCTGATGGTGCAATACCTCATCCGGGCGCAGCTCGACGGCGAGCCGGTAGACGTGAAGGACTGTGCCGGGTTTTCCGTCCTGGCCGACTCGTGGGGCGAACCCGCGCGGCGGCTGGCGTGGCGTATCTCCGGGAGACTCCCGGAGACCAAGCAGACCGCGCAGCCGACCGTGGCGCTCAAGCGGGCGCTCGGGGGCTGACGTGGCCGAGACCACCATCTACGCGGAGCAGGACGGCGGCGGCATCTCTCGGGGTGCCAACCCCGCCGATTGGGAGACGCTGTTCGCCATCACGGCCAGTGGCGCGTCCAACTACAGCACGGCGACCGCGCACAAGGTGGCGCTTGACGGCACCTATTACGAGATTTACCAGATGGTCTTCCGATTCGACACGTCGGACCTCTCCGGCGCGACCATCAACGACGTGACGCTGGAGCTGACCACGGACGCGTGGGGCCCTGGCGGCTGGAACGGCGCGGCGGCGGGAGCCATCGAGGCATACGTGGTCGAGGTCATCGGCGACGGCTGGGACCAGAGCGACCTCGTGAGTGTCTCCGAGGCGCAGAGCCTCTACTCCGGCGGCGACCTCGCCGCGACCTCGCCCGCCGACGCGGGCGGCAACCCGGCGGGCTACGTCCGCGACTGGGAGTTCGTCAGCGACGCCGACTTCCCCGACCTGCTGAACCTCTCCGGCTACACGGAGGTCGCGCTCATCCCGTCCAACTGGCGCACGGAGACGGAGACGAGCCAAGCGTG